ATTTGTAAGGTACTTAGGAATTAACCTTTACAAAAAACAGAAACAATGAAAAACTTAATCTTAAATAATGGTAAAATTTGGAACAGAAACTTCTTAATCTCTGGTTTAATTATTCCAAACTTTGGTACTCCAAGAGGTGGTATTAAATTTGATTCTAAAAAAGATGCTCAATTAATTATTGATTCAATGCCTTTAAACATTGCTAAAGATTGCAAAATAATTAGAGACATTTGGAATATTAAATAATGAAAAAACTAAGCAAAGCAGCAAAACTTGGAAAGAGTTTTAAAAAACTAGAGGGTGTTTTACTAATAATAATACCCACTTACTTCATTGGAAGAGTTCTAATGAGTTTAATCTTTAATATATAATATATGAATTGGGATGATTATTTAAACCCACACGAGCAGCCAGAATATGAATGTGGCGTATGTGGAAAGCCTATGCAAGAAGATAAAGGGGTTTGCAGCAATAGTTGTTACAAAGCAGATATGATGTAAGGAGTTTACATCTTATAAGGGTAGTCGTAAATGACTACCTTTTTTTTTATTATTTTTACTGTATAAAATACCTAATTAAATACGTTATATATATATGAAACTCAACATTACAATACCGACTTCATTAGAAGACATCACTTTAAGACAATACAAGAAGTTTTTAAAAGTTCAAGAAAAAGTAAAAGATGAAAGGCTTTTAAATGCAAAAATGATAGAAATTTTTTGTGGTATTAAGTTCGAACAAGTTATGCTTTTGAAATTAAGTGATTCACAAGAAGTGATTGACTTGTTATTAAAAATCTTTGAATCAAAACCTAGTCTAGTATCTAAGTTTAAATTAAATGGAATTGAATATGGATTTCATCCAGAGCTTGATGACTTGACTTTAGGAGAGTATATTGACCTTGACACTTTCATAGGGGATTGGGATAATATGGAGAAGGCTATGAATGTATTGTATAGACCTGTCTTAGTTAAGATGAAGGAAAAATATAGTATTGATTCATATGTATTAGAAAATGATGTTCTTTTATTGGATATGCCAATGGATGCAGTTATGTCGTCAATTTTTTTTTTGTGGAATTTAGGTCTAGACTTGTCGACAATTATGACGAACTCTTTGGACAACAAGGACAGCCAAGTCTTGACTCATTATCACAATTCTCAACAAAATGGGGATGGTATCAATCACTTTTTGGACTCGCTCAGGGAGACATTACAAGAATTGAAAATATCACTAAATTAAAGATGCACGAGTGTTTTATGATGTTGTCATTTATGAAAGATAAAAACAAGATAGAAGCAAAACAAATAAAAAAGAAATTCAAATAATGGCAAATCAAGGCGTAAGAGGTTTTTATCAATTAACCCAAACTATCAAGGATGAGTTACTTCAAGACAAGAACATAAATACAGTAACTACAGGCGACATTACTGATGTGAATTTAAACAAACAGGACATATTTCCACTGGGTCATATAATCATAAATAGTGTAATTGACCAAGAAAATGTATTGAGTTTTAATATAAGTATTTTAGCTTGTGATATTGTAAACCAATCAAAGGAACTTACAGTTGATAGATTTACAGGAAACAATGACGTTCAGGACATTCTAAACACTCAACTAGCAGTTTTAAATAGGTTAGTACAAAGATTAAGAAAAGGAAACCTGTACAGTGATATGTACCAATTAGAAGGTAATCCAAGTTTAACTCCGTTTTATGATAGATTTGAAAACCAATTAGCAGGATGGACGGCCACTATGGACATTTTAATTTATAATGATATATACATCTGCTAATGGACTCTAAAAATTTAAAACAAGTTTTAGATAAGTATGGAAAATATGTCGTCCAACAAGCTAAAAGCAACCTTACAAAAGACAAAGATAAGTATGGGGGAAATAAAGGTGGTGGAGCGTTATATAATTCTATTGAATATAAGTTAGATAGAGAGCCGCCTTTGTTTTTATTAGATTTTCTAATGGAAGATTATGCCCCTTTTGTAGATAAAGGAGTAAGGGGCAAAACCTCAACATATCCTGAAACAGCATCTGCAATGTCTAAATTTCAGTACGGAAGTGGGACAGGAAAAAAGGGTGGTTTGACTAATGCAATTTACAATCCTTCTACCAAAACAGGATGGCTGAAAAAAAAGAAATTTCAATGGAAGGATAAAAAGACAGGCAAATTTATGTCTTATGAATCTATGAGCTTTTTAATTGCTCGAAGTATATACAACAAAGGTTTAAAGGCAAACCTGTTTTTTACAAAGCCTTTTGAAAAAGGATTAGAAAGACTAGGCGATGATTTATTTGAGGCGTTTAATTTGGATATTGAAAACGGAATAATACTAGGAAAAACGAAATAAATTATGGCGAATATAGCACTAAGAAACCCACAATATAAATTCATTGCAACAACTAACGCAACATTATCTACAACTTGCGAAATAACAATAGATGGTACTTTAAGATATACAATTATTAAAAATAATCCTAGTTCAAATAGTGGGACAAATGTTGACATTTCAGAACTTGCTAGAGATTATTTAGATATGATTCTTAGAACTGGAGGGCAATCTGTAACAAATACTATTAGTACAGTAATGAAAAACTTTTCTGCGTTAAATGGTGGAGGTTCACAAATAGGGGCAACAGTAACTCATAGTGATGTAGGCTTTGAATCGTATGGTACTTATGTTGAAGGTGCAAATCCTAACATTGTAAGTTTAGCTAATAGAGATTTACCAACGTGGTTAATAGCTGCAAATAATTTAGCAAATCCTCCTAATGAAATTTTTGAAGTCTTTTTGCCAGTTGGTCAAGCTATGAGATTAACTGCTTTAAAATCAGATAATAATTTACATTTTGAAAATATTTCTGCTTCTGCTACATCTATTCCTGCAGTTGCAAATCAAAATCCTTTAATGAAAGTTACTAGAATAGGATGTACTAAATATGGTACAGGGATTAAAATTATATTTGTGAATAAATACGGAATACAGCAAGACCTTTGGTTTTACTTAAAAAATGTAGACAAATTAAATAGGAAGAATGAAACATTTAATTCAAATACCATTGAACCATCATCTAGTAATCCAGCTATATATAACATTTCAAATGCTCCTAAAAAAGTATTTAACACAACTGCTGAGCAATCATTTACTTTAAGTTCTGGTTATTATCCTGAGTTTGCTACTCAATATTTTGAACAATTACTGATGAGTGAATATGTTTGGATGCAACAGGAAAATATAGAAAAACGTGGAGCATTTATTGCTGTACCAATAGTTGTTAAGACATCTAATATGACACAAAAAACTTCTGTAAATGACAGGCTAATAGAATACACTATTCAATTTGAATTAGCAGCAGACTATATAAATAACATACGATAACATAGAATAACATAAGGATGCAAAAACTACAGTTATATATTGAAGGACAACGAGTTGATTTGTTTAAAGACGAAACAGTATCTATTACCCAAACAATACAGAACATTAAAGATATTGCGAAAATATTTACAACTTTTACGAAAACCTTTTCATTACCTGCAAGCAGTATAAATAATAAAATTTTTAAGCATTATTATAACTTTGATATTGTAAACGGTTTTGATGCAAGAATAAAAAAACCTGCAAATATTGAATTAAATACAGTACCATATAAAGAAGGTAAAATAAGGCTTGAAGGTGTTGATTTAAAAAACAATTTACCACACACATATAGAATTACATTCTTTGGAAATACTGTTGAATTGCCTGACATTATTGGGGATGACAAACTTGGTTCATTACCATTTTCTAGTTCTGAATTTATTCTTGATTATGACCCAACAACTGTAAAAAGTAAATTAACAGGGGCATTGAGTACAATTATAGCACCATTAATAACACATACTCAAAGGCTATTTTATAGCTCAACAATTTCATCAAATACTGATAATCTTTTTTTTCAGAATGGAACTATTCAAGGTGTACCATTTTCAGAGTTAAAATATGCAATTAGATTATATGAAATAATCCTTCAAATAGAAAGCCAATATACGATTGCGAATGGTTATGCTAACAATATTGTTTTTTCAAGAGATTTTTTTAGCACATCAAATCCTGTATTTTACAATTTATATATGTGGCTTCACCGTAAAAGTGGGTCAGTAAGTCCACCACAGCAAGTTACAAGTTTTTTATCAATAGTAAACAATTACCCTCAATCATCAACCCAATTAATTGGTGTTAACGGAAGCAGTATATCAGTAAATAGTGGTTTCGTTTCCTATCCTTTTGAAATTATTGACAATGATATTACAGTGAATACAACTTCTTCTGTGCCTTATACAGTTGTAATAATTCAGCAAGGTTTTGGAGTTGTATTTGAGTCAGCAAGTGGAACAGGAAACAGAAGTTTTAATCAACCTATTACAATACAAGGAAATGCAATATATAATATCGCTATAAGACATTCGTCGACAATAACTTTTAGCAGGATTAGTTGGTTTATTGATATTGAAGAAGATGAGGGTGGAGGGGATTTTATTACATATTTTGAAGAAGCCAGAAGAAACAATTTTACTGCTCAAGATGTTCAAGAATTTTCAGTATCGGAACAGATTCCAGATATTGGTATTATGGATTTTTTATCAGGACTTTTTAAAACTTTTAATTTAGTTGCTTACCTTAATGATACAGGGACAATCGTTGTAAGACCTTTAGAGGGTTCATCTAACATAAGTAATAGCTATTATACATCGGCAGATATTAGTGGCAATGATGCACCTGTAAATTATAATATATCACAATACGTAGATGTTACAAAAAGTCAGGTCAATGTTGCTCTGCCTTATAATAAAATCATTTATGAATATGAAGGGTTAGGGACTTTATTAGCTAAACAACACGAACAACTGTTTGGTACAGGATGGGGTACATTGGCTTACATTGGTGGAACAAATTCAGACGGTACTGGGAATGGTGTTAATTACAATGCGTCAACTGTTAGTTATAATGTAAAAGTACCTTTTGAACATTTTAAGTTTGAAAGATTAATTAATGGAAGTAATAGTGCGTTAACAACTATCCAATGGGGTTTTTCAGTAAACGAAAATAGTCAGCCCTATATTGGTAAACCTTTGATTTTTTATGCAATAAGACAAACAAGTGCGACTCCTATTAGTTTTGTAGAAAATAGCACAACACATACTGAATTAACTAATTATATAATACCATCAAATAGCGTTTATTTAAATAGTTCAACAGGAAAAGAAAATATTAATTTTAATTTAGAATTAAACGAATTTACAAATACAAATTTATTTACAGACACCTTGTTTTCTGATTATCAAAGTGAATACATAATTGATGTATTTAATCAAAGCAGAAGGATTACAAAGGTCTCAGCTATTTTACCCTTAAGGCTATTATTTGATTTTAAATTAAATGACACCTTTACAATAAACGAAAGAAGATATATAATTAACTCTGTTACAACTAATTTACAAACTGGTAAAAGTGAAATGGAACTATTAAATAAAGTATGATAAAAGACATATTAGAATTGCTTAAAATAGCAAATGGAGAAACAGAGAATATAAGAATAGCACAAGGAAAAAATGCTTTACCTAAGGATTTAAAAAGTGCTTCTAAACTTATTAAAAATATAATCAAATGGCAATAGTAAAAGAATACGTACTGAGCTTAACAATAGGACAAGCCCAAGCAAACATTACTGAAATTAATGCTTCTTTTAGAGAACAAGAATCGTTGATTGAAGCTTTAAAAGAAGAGTTAAGCAGCTTTGAACAAAAGTTAAGTAAAACAAGTAAAACACAATTAGCAGCAAGAAAATCTTTAAATAAAAAAATATCAGAAACAAAAAATAAACTAGTTGAAGAAAAAGATGGTTTAAAAAATGTAACGGAAGAAAGAAAAGAAGCAAACAAAGAGTTAAAAACAGCAGAAGAAAATACTGCTGATTATTCAGGTGTTTTAGGAATTGTTGATGGACAAATCGGTGGGGCTATTTCAGGGTTAACAGGATTAAAAACCACAATAATGGGAGCGACAAAAGGTTTTAACCTGATGAAAGTTGCTATTATTGGAACAGGTATTGGTGCGTTGCTTATTGCATTAGTGGCGTTGGGTCAAGCGTTTAAATCATCGGAAGAAGGACAAAATACTTGGAATAAAATAATGGGCGTCTTAGGGGCTGTTGTTGATGTGTTTACAGACAGGATAGCAGACCTAGGAGAGTTCTTAATTAATTTATTTACAAGTCCAGTTGAAACCCTTAAAAACTTTGGAAAGGCTATTAAGGAATTTGTGATGGATAAAGTCGAAAAGGTTGTTGAAGGTCTTGGGTTTATGGGTGAAGCAATCTCAAAGCTATTTAAGGGAGACTTTTCAGGAGCAATGGATTCAGGTAAAAAAGGTCTTAAAAGTCTTAATGATGGTTTAAACGTGGCTAAAATGGCGACTGATGCTGTAACAGAAAGCACAAAAGCACTTATAAAAGAAATTGCAAAAGAAGCGAAAGTTGCAGCAAGAATAGCTGACCAAAGAGCAAGAGCAGACAAACTTGAAAGAGCTATTGTTATAGGTAGGGCAGAAGCAGATAGAGATAGAGCGATATTGTTAGAAAAAGCAGTTGACAAAGAAAAATTCACTTTGACAGAAAGAATAGCTTTTTTGGTTGAAGCAGGTAGGTTAGAGGATGAAATTACTAAGAAAGAAATTGAAGCAGCAACAATAAGGTTGAAAGTAAAAATATTAGAAAATGCACAAGGAAAGTCTAACAAAGAAGCTTTAGAAGAAGAAGTAAACTTAAAAGCTGCCTTAATTCAATTAGAAACTGCGAGAGCAAGTAAACAAAAGGAAATTACAAGTCAAATAATTGGCTTTAGAAATGAAGAGAGAGCAAATGCAAAAGCAGATTCAGATGCAGCAAGGACACGAGGACAGGCAAGGAGAGACGAAAGAATAGCAAATGAACAGGCAGTAAAAGACTTTAAAGATTCTTTAATAATTGAAGATAAAAAAAATCAATTTGCAGCAATAGAAAAAGAAAGGGCTGATAGGGTTGAAGAATTAAAAGAATTAAAAGCATCTGAAACTGAAAAGAAAAAAATGTTGTTAGATATTGAAACGTCTTTTAATACTCAAAAAGCACTTATAGAAGAAGAAAATGAAAAAGCTATACAAGATTTTAAAGACTCATTAATACTTAAAGAAAAAGATACTAAATTCACTAAAATAGAAGAAGAAAGAGCAGCCGATTTATTAGCATTAGAACAATTAAAGCTTTCGGAAACAGCAAAACAACAGATGATTTTAGATGTTGAAAATTCTTTTAAGGAAAAGAAAAAATTAATAGAAGCAGAAGAAAAGGTAATTGCTGATGAAAAAAAGGCACAAGACTTAGAGAAGTTATTAGGTGAAAAAGAAATTACTTTAGAAGAAGAAAAAAAAGAAGCATTAAAAGAGTTAGAAAGACTCGAGGGAACAAAAGCCCAAGAAGCAGAAATTATTGCAAAATTTGATAAAAAACAAAAAAAACTTGACGGATTAATAAGAGGGCAAAAATTAAAAGCTGCTAAACAAGTTATGGGTGGTATTGAAGAATTAGCAGGTAAAGGTAGTGCTGTTGGTAAAGCTATGGCAATAGGTCAGGCAACAATAAGCGGTGTTCAAGGTGTTCAAAATGCATATACAACTGCTCAAAGTTCCCCAATCACTGCTGGTTTCCCTGCTTATCCAGTTGTCCAAGCAGCCTTGGCAGGTGCTATTGCAGTTAAAAATTTAACAGCTATAAAAAGCGTAGATACCAGTAGTGGTGGGGGTGGAAACATTCCTACTGCTTCTGGTGGTGCAGCACCTATTCCACAAGCACCCCCTGAATTTAACGTAGTTGGTTCTAGTGGAACAAATCAGTTAGCAGATGCCATTGGTGGACAATCACAACAACCGTTACAGGCTTTTGTGGTTGCTAGTGAAGTAACAAACGCACAAGCATTAGAAAGAAGTACAATTGATGGCGCAACAATTGGATAAACACAAAATCAAATAATTAATACGTTATATAAATATGAAAATAGTTGAATTAATATTAGACGAGGAACAAGAAGATTCAGGCGTTGATGCGATAAGTGTCGTTGAGTCTCCTGCTATTGAATCCGATTTTGTAGCATTAAACTCAAATGAGTTTAAACTTGCAGAAGTAAATAAAGAGAAGAAAATACTGCTAGGAGCTTTATTAATTCCCAATAAACCAATTTATAGAAACGGAGATGAAGGGGAATATTACATTTTCTTTTCTAAAGACACAATCGTGAAGGCATCACAAATGTATTTGCGTAATGGCTATCAAAACAAGACCACAATAGAACACGAAAAAACACTTGAGGGTTTGACCCTCGTAGAAAGTTGGATTGTTGAAGATGAGGTAATGGATAAGTCAAGAAAGTACGGATTAAATGTTCCTGTCGGAACTTGGATGGGTGCTGTAAAAGTTAATAATAACGAAATATGGAACGAATATGTTAAAACAAATCGCGTTAAGGGTTTCAGTATTGAAGGCTATTTTGCTGACAAAATGGAAAGACCTAATGAAAAAATTAAAGAAGATATGTCTATTGAAGACAAATTAATAAATGAAATAAAAAACATTTTAACTTCATAAGATGCCAAGAAACAAGAAAACAAATAATAGTAATTACATCCCTAGTAGAACGAGTCCTACTGGTAGTGGAAGAGCTTGTTTATGTTGGGAAACCAATACTTATTCACGGTCTTGTTGTGATGGTTCTGTGAGGGCTCAGGGTATTGGAGTTATTACAAGAACATAATGAAAATGCAAAATTAAATTTTTAATCCGTTATATATATAATATGAAATCAACCGAAATGTTAAATCAAATTAAAACACTTCTAAATATCGAGGTAAAACTTGAAGAAATGAAGCTGGAAAATGGCACGTTAATTAGTGCTGAGTCTTTTGAAAAAGGAAAAGAAATCTTTATTGTTACCGATGACGAGCGTGTTGCTATGCCTGTAGGCGAGTATATTCTTGAAGATGCTAGATTATTAGTTGTATCTGATGAAGGTATAATAGAAGACGTCAGAGAAGTTTCTGATGAGGTTCCTGCTAAAGAATCTGATGAAGGAGAAGAAATTACATCTGACCTTGCTTATGAAGAAGAAAAGGAAATGGAAGAGGACGAAGAAATGGCTGACGAAGGAAACTACGTTACTAAAGATTCATTCAAAGAAATGGAAGCAAAAATTCAAAACCTTGAAGATGCTATTGCTGACCTTAAAAGTGATAAAGTAGAAGCGTCAGAAGAAGAAGTAAGCACATTAAAATCAAGAACAGTAAAAGAAGAGTTTTCTGATGCAGCTTCAAAGCCTATCAAACACAATCCAGAAGGCGAAATTAAAACGAAGAAAAAAGTAGAATTTGCAAAAGGTAAATTCAACTCAACAGCTATGGATAGAGTATTAAATAAATTAAAAAAATAAAAAAAAATGAGTAATCTAAAAAACGTACAACTGGCAACTGCAGTAAATATTACGACAACCTATGCCGGCGAATTTGCCGGTGAGTATATCGCCGCTGCTTTGCTTTCAGCATCTACTATCGATGATGGTGGTTTAACAGTAAAAGCGAACATCGCTTACAAAGAGGTAATCAAAAAGTTAGCAACAGGAGATTTAGTGAGTCCTGCATCTTGTGATTTCACTCCAAACAGTTCAGTGACTTTAACTGAAAGAATTATTCAGCCCGTTGAATTACAGGTTAATTTACAACTCTGTAAATATGACTTCGTAAATGACTGGGAAGCTCAACAAATGGGTTATGGTCTAGGTCAAACTTTACCACCAAAATTTTCTGACTTTATGATTGCTCACGTAGCAGCAGAGGTTGCTCAAAATACTGAAATATGTATTTGGAGAGGTGATACAGGAGGTGCAGCAGGAGTTAATTCTTTTGATGGATTTGAAAAATTAATTGCAGCATCAGCAGCAGCAGGTGATATTCCTGCAGCTCAACAAGTAGCAGCAGTTGGTGGTGGATTAAACGCAGGAAATATTATAGCTGAATTGTCGAAGGTAGTCGATGCCATCCCAAGTTCTCTGTATGGAAAAGAAGATTTATTTCTATATGTTGGTTCGGCAGCAGCTAAATTTTATGTTCAAGCCCTTGGAGGTTTTGCAGCAGCAGGATTAGGTGCTAATGGTGTTAACAATATGGGGACACAATGGTGGAACAATGGTTCGCTAACTGTGAATGGTGTTAAAATATTTGTTTGTCCCGGAATGAGTCCTAACAAAATGTTTGCTGCTCAAAGGAGCAACCTGTATTTCGGAACTGGTATCTTAAATGACACGAATGTCGTGAAGGTTTTAGATATGCAAGACCTCGATGCGAGTAACAATGTGAGAATGGTTATGCGTTTCACAAGTGCAGTACAATTCGGAATAGCTTCTGACTTAGTTGAGTACGCTTAGAATTAATAATTAATCAACAATAAGAGGGTAGGTAGGTATTATCTACTTATCCTTTTTTTTTAAAACAAAATAAAATTATGGCTTGTACATTAACGACTGGGAGAAAAGTGCCCTGCAAAAGTGCCTTTGGTGGCATAAAGACTGTATATTTTGCAGACTTTGGAGACCTTACAGCGGTAACCATTGACGCAACAACTAAAGAAGCTACTGTTACAGGTAGCCCAACGTGGTATGAATTTGATGTAAAAGGTAATTCATCTCTAGAAACGACTGTAACGTCATCTCGTGAGAATGGAACGACTTTTTATACTCAAACTTTAAATTTAACATTAACGTTCTTAGATGCTAAAACTCAAGCAGCCTTACAAACAATGGCAGTAGCTAGACCGTACATTGTCGTAAGCGATTACTACGGTAATGAGTTCTTATGTGGATTTGAAAATGGAATGGAGCTGACTGGGGGTACTGTTGTAACAGGAGCCGCTGCAGGCGACCTTTCAGGGTTTACCGCGACATTTGAAGGAATGGAAGAAACAGCACCTTATTTCTTAGCTACTCCAGTAACTGGGGATGCAACACAGATTGACCCTACATTAACAGCACCATAATAAATGGTTTTTTAGTTAGAAAATTAAGCACTCTTTAAGGGGTGCTTTTTTTTTGCTCTAATGATTCTACAAATAAGTGTTTTTTTTCCGTTATATAAGTAATGATTATATTAACAACAACAACAGCATCTCAAACAATCTCAGTTATACCGAGACAATATGACGATAGTTCTTTTACTTTAAGAGTAAGGGATGACAGTACTAATGTTACGGTTGACTATTTGAATCAAACAGGAACTACTGTGGGTAATTACTTGCAGTTTAATAGAGTTTTTAACCCTGTTTTAGTAGAAGCCCATTTTTATGACCTGCATTTATTTATAGATTATAATTTTTGGAATACTAATAATAGCTTTTGGAATCTTTACGATGTTTTTTGGCAGTTAGATTCAAATTATAAAGAAGATATATTTCGAGATAAGATATTTTGCACAGACCAAGACATAGACCAATTAAATGATAATGACCATTACGAGTTAAATAAAGGTCAATTTACCTTTTATGAAGGGTTCAATAATACTTATACAGTAAGATGAGAAAAACACGATTAAGAAACGACAAAGGACAATTTAAAAAGGCATCTAAGGTCTCAGAGTTTGGCTTTGTTAATTTAAGCACTTACACAAGTCCTGAGATTAAAGAAGTTAATGGAGAAGAGTGGATTGAGTACGGAGCAGATAATAATTACTTTCAGTATTTAATTGACAGGTATAATGGAAGCCCAACAAACAATGCAGCTATAAATGGTATCAGTCAAGCTATTTATGGAAAGGGTCTTAATGCTACCGATGCGAATAAAAAACCAAATGAGTACGCACAAATGATTTCTTTGTTCAAAAAAGATGTTATAAGAAAATTATGCTATGACTTGAAATTAATGGGTCAATGTGCTATTCAAGTAATTTATTCTAAAAACAGAAAACGTATCGCTCAAGTTGCGCATTTGCCTATTGAAACATTACGAGCAGAAAAAGCTAATAGTGACGGGGATATTCCTGCTTATTATTACTTTAAAGATTGGGCTAACATTAAAAGAAGCGATGAGCCTTTAAGAATACCTGCTTTTGGTATGTCTAAAGAAAACATTGAGATATATTATATTAAACCATATAAATCAGGGTTTTATTATTATTCCCCTGTGGATTATCAAGGTGGTTTACAGTATGCTGAACTGGAAGAAGAGGTTTCAAATTACCATCTCAACAATATAATGAATGGTCTGGCTCCTTCGATGCTTATAAATTTCAATAATGGTACGCCTAATCAGGAAGAGAGACGATTAATAGAAAATAAGATAGCATCTAAATTTTCTGGCAGCTCCAATGCAGGTAAGTTTATACTAGCATTTAACGATAATAAAGAAAGTCAGGCAGAGATTACACCTGTTCAATTAAGTGATGCACATAACCAGTATCAGTTTTTGTCAGAAGAAGCACAGTCTAAAATTCAAGTTTCCCATAGAGTGGTTTCGCCTTTTTTATTAGGTATTAGAACAAGTTCAGGTTTCTCAAGTAATGCAGATGAAATTAAGACGGCATCTTTATTAATGGACAATACTGTTATACGACCATTTCAGGAACTTTTAATTGATTCCTTTGACCAACTACTAGCCTACAATGATATTGCTTTAAACCTTTACTTTACGACCTTACAGCCCCTAGAATTTACAGAGGTTGATAGCTCAATACAAGACAAAGAAGATATTGAAGAAGAAACTGGTGTTGAGATGCAAAAGTTTAGCCTTAAAATGATTGATGGTAAACAAGCTTATAACACAAAAGAAGAAGCAGAAGCAAAAGCAGAAGAAATGGGGTGTGGTGGTTTTCACGAAATGGAAATCGAAGGAGATGTTTATTTTATGCCTTGTGAAAATCACGAAGAATTAAAAGCACCTTGTTGGGATGGGTACGAGCAATATGGAACTAAAATAAAGGATGGTAAAGAAGTTCCTAATTGTGTAAAATTATCCAATATAGAGAGGGTTTGTTGTTCATCTGATTCAGAAGAAAATGATGAAGAAGTAGCTAAACAACTAATTGCTTTAGGAGAAGATATTGACGAGAATGAATGGGAGCCGATATATGACCAAGCTGTTGATTATGAAAAGGATGATAAAATAGATGAGGTTATACACGAATTAAACTCTCAGAGCCAAGAGAAATTATCTCTTCTAGGTAAGATATGGAAATTTGTAGTAAGTACTGGTAGCGCATACCCAAACACTAAATCAGCGCAGGATAAAAAGATAGGCGATAACTATTTTAGAGTTAGATACTATTACAGCCCAAGAAGTGTAGGAGCAAATGCTAGAAAGTTTTGCAGGGCTATGAAAGGGGCTAACAAATTATACCGTAAAAAAGATATTATATCAATGGGAACTCAAAAGGTAAATCCAGGATGGGGTCCGAAAGGTGCAGACACGTACTCAATTTGGTTATACAAGGGCGGAGGTAATTGTCATCATTCTTGGAGAAGAGTAACGTATAAAAGCAAATCAGCTAAGATTAACACAAAAGATGCACAAGATATAATTGGAACACGACAAGCAGCTATTTTAGGGTATAAAGTAACAAATCCTTATCAAGTTTCAATCCAACCTCGAAATTTACCAAACAAAGGGTTTTTACCTGATAATCCACAAGGAAACTAATATGGCAACAGTATTATTTATAAATAGAACAGACCTAGTAAGGAATAGCATCATTGACGGTAATGTGGATAGCGACAAGTATCTACAATTCATAAAATTAGCACAGGAAATACACGTTCAGAATTATTTAGGAACGGAGATGTATAACGCTTTAACATTAGCAATGCCTAATATTGACCAACCTGCAAATGCAAGATGGAAAACACTTTTAGACGACTATGTTGTTTCAATGCTTATATGGTTTGCGCAGGTGGATTATATCCCTTTCGCTAGTTATCAAATACGTAATGGGGGTATGTTCAAACATCGTTCTGAAAACTCAGATACTGTTTCTAAGGAAGAAGTAGATTATCTAGTTGAGAAGGCTAGAACAAACGCAGAGTGGTATTCAAGGAGATTTATTGATTTTATGAGTTTTAATCAAACAACTTATCCTGAATATACAAGTAACACAAATGACGACATTAATCCTTCTTACGATGCAACTTTTAACGGATGGGTTCTATGAAGTACAAGGTAAAAGAAAAGAACATTGAAAAGCTAAAAGTCTTTTTAAAGAAGATTGAAAATAATAAAACAAAAAAAACAAATAATGGCGACTCTATTTAATACTAAAATATCACAAACCTACGAGGGGTTATTAAAAACCATTGATAACGCAGCAATTACTGCAACCCTAAAGGAGCTTACGGATGGCTCAGGGAATCAATCAGGTTTGTATTTAAACACAGCAGGGGACTTTAAAGTATCAGCCATATTAGAATGGGGTTCTTTGAAAGATACAGGCACAGGGGTTACTATAACTCGTTTCGTGACTTCTACTGATGGTTTAGAAAACTTTGATAACAATACATCACTACCTACTAGTGCTGCTGTTAAACTGTATGTAGATACTAAATTTTCGCAAACAGATACATTAACCGAAGTATTAAGTTTTGGAAATGTTACAAGTGGATTTGATATTGCTGTAAGTTCAGGGGATGACATTACGTTTACTGACACCTCTAAGATTTTAATGGGTGCATCAAGTGATTTACAAATCTATCACGATGCAGGTGGAGACAGTTACATTAAAGAATTAGGTTCAGGACAGTTTTATATTCAAGCTGAAAACTTTAGATTTAAGTCAGCAGACGGAACATCAAGTTTGATTACTGCTAATGTTGGGGGTGCTGTTAACCTATATTACAATAACTCTAAAAAGTTTGAAACTACAAACGCAGGTGCTGAGGTTACAGGAGACCTTGTTGTAACAGGAACTATTACAGGTTCAGGAGGCTCATTTTTGCCACTTGCAGGAGGCACAATGACAGGCAATATTGTCTTAAACGATAATGTTAAAAGCATATACGGAACTTTAGGAGATGGACTTGAGATATTTCACGACGGAACAGACAGTTATATTGACGATA